CCCGGATTCATGCGTATAATAATCCTGAAATTCATAATAAATATTCAAATCTGGTTTAATAAATAATAGAACAATACCATTAATTAATTGAAGTGATATAGGATTACCTATTTCATCCCGATGAATCCATATATAAGCATTGCCATTTAATAGGACTTGTGCAACGGTTGTCTTCATAAACGTAAACTTCGACATCGCAGGATTAGGTTGTGAGTTTAGCATCGGTAAAGCGAAATGATCTATATTCTTTGACCATTCCTTCCCAACCCTTGTCTTAACAATGAAATCCATTGCGCCTATACTATCTGAAACGACATCAACACAACGGTAAACCGCAGATAGTTTCATAGATAATGAAGCTGTTAGTGGTCCCGCCGATCCACCGTAAGGAATGCCATTACCGAGAAGAGTTGAAGGACCAACAGACATATCTCTTTTTTCCTCAACTGGTTTTTGTTTCTTCCCTATATATAAGCCAAATATTTCCATTTAATAGATATTTCCTGTATATACATCCTCATTGCGTTTAACACAAGCCTCATCGGATTGAATCATTGCTATCACCCCGTCAATCTTCTGTACCGGGTTGCTCTTGTCCGGTTTCACATTACCATTATGGTCTAAGCGCATTATAACATTACGGAAGCAAAACCGTGTTATAGGATTATCATCAATTATGACATCCCCGTTTAAAATAGACCTTTCAAGTTCTTTTGTAGGTGCATTAAAATTACCTATGCTCTGACTGAATGGTTCAATAGGTAGTCCTATCTCTGTACAGCTAACAGCCCATTGTATTGAGTTCCATTTATCATAAAGGATTTTGAATAGATTAACATCACCCGAAGCATCAATTATATCTTTAGTTATATAATTATAATCAGTTACATTACCAGGAGTAATTGTTAAATAACCCTGTCTTTCCCATTGTTTATATAATTCTCTGTTTGCAGCCGTCTTTAAACTATCCTGCGGTAAATAATATTTGAGTTTAAAATACTTCTTATTGTTTTTAAAAAACTCATACGAAACTGCCGTCATGTCCTGCGTACTCCCCAGGTCAACGCCAACATAACACTCTTCGTCTTTGAAGTCTGAAAACTCAACTTTTCCAGTAGATTTTAAAATATAATCATCAGGGATCCATACATGTTCAGAATCACACCAGACATTAAAATTCTTAGTTTTTATGCCTACTTCTTCAGAAGGATTATTAGTTGCCTTAATAACCTGTTTCCTTAAAAATGCACGCTTTACCGTTACATCAATATTAGGATTCGATTTAATCCAATTATGTTCATCTTTCCAATCATCTTGTTCATCCATAGTGAAAATGATAGAGAATAAAGAATCTTCCTGTTTAACACCAGAAATAACCTCGACCGCATTGGTTCTCATCTTGTAGCAAACTGAATCTTTATTGAACCCGGCAGTAGTGATAACCATTAGTAAGGGATTGAATCGCATTGCCATTGATGACTCAATTACATCCTTGACTTTTGCATCTGGTGCAGAATGATACTCATCTATTAACCCATAACTGGCATTATAACCATCCAGTTTATCAGAATCAGCAGCTAATACTTTAATGAATGAACTTGTTTCCGGGAATTTAATATCTGAACGATATGACCGAAGATAAGAACCATCAGGATCAAAACCTTTGCAGAATCCTTTTGTAAGATCAAAACATATATGAGCTTGTTCTTTTGAATTAGCAGCCAGAAGGACTTCTGCTGCATCTTCACCGTCTGCCATCAAATGATAAATACCCAAACCACTTCCAAAAAAAGCAGTCTTACCGTTCTTACGTGCTATTTCAATATAAGCATCATTGAACCGACGTTGCTCGGTTCCTGCCCAATAAAAGCCGTAAATGTTTGATGCTATGAAAACCTGCCATGATTCGGCTTTAAAGTTCCTTCCTGAATGTTGACCCGTAAAATGTTTTAGTTGTGCAATACAATCCAGGACATCATTAACTTTATCTTGTCGGTATTCAAACCTGGTATCTTGTAAATCTCTTGTAAATCTTGCGACTGCATTTTTAACATGAGTACAACTAAGGATGGCTCCTGATTCAATTTCTGATATGTACTTTGTTAAACTATCCAATTCGTTTTAAAGGTTCCTCAACTGGCTACTTTTAAACTTTTTTCTTACGTGTTTCCTTTTGTGGTTCTATAATTGCCTTTTCAATAATTGTATCAGGGACAAAATCAAAATCACTTATGCCATGTTTATACATATGTGTCTGCATTAATGGCTCTGGATGCATCCTATGAGTAAGTAAAAATAACTGCCGCTTTTTTGAATCCTCAAAGTTATCAGTGGTAATCTGCATCAATGTTGCACCGGAAGACTTACTAATTATTTTGTACTTCAACATTTACTTTTTTTGTTTTTTTTAAAAACTTTGAAATGTCACTTTCTGTTTTTGCACGTTCTTTTGGTTTACTTATTTCTTTACGTGAATAAGGATTTAATCCAAACTGGCTCATCATTCGATTAAGTTGAATAAGACTGTTCTCCTGAATTTTGACTGCCGGATGGCTTTTGAGTTCGCCACGAGGAGAAGTTATAAAATAACCGTCTTGCAATAAAACGTTTGTTGCTGTAATGTAGGTATGATAACAGTTTCCAAGCAATCGAAGCGTTGCATCATCGAGGGAGGTAGTAATTTCCTGTTTCTTTAAAAGTGATATGAGGTCGTCTAAGAATATTTGAGCCTCTCTGCAAATTGTGACATCTTTCTTCTTCATCGGAAAGAATAATTTGCACAAATATAATCCTTATTTAGACTAAATACAAATAAAAATAAGAAATTTTATTAACATAGGACATTTGTTATTTTCTTAAATTTTTATGTCTCTCCTCATGGCACTCTGTACAAAGTGATTCAAGATTATAATAATCGAATGCCAGTTCTTCTATCTCATAACTGCTACTACCCGTCTCAAATGGCTTAATATGATGCACCTCCTCCATCTGTTTTGTTTTTCCTCTAAAGTCGCAAAGTTCACACATCGGATTATTTTTCATTTTCATCCTTCGTAAAATCTTCCAACGCCTATCCTGATAAATTTCCTGATAATCCCTCACCCTGGTTGTGGTAACTGAATCCCGTTTTTTCTTCAAAAGTTTTATAGTTGGCATATCAGAATATTATTTTCAACTTCAAATGTTGTATAATCAGGGATAAGTAATTTGATTTCATCAATATTATAATCAGAAATATCATCTATCAGGATTGTATGAGTTTTGATATAATGGTTATTTATTGCATCAAGTTCTTTAAAAAGTGGGGAAGGGCCATAAGCAGTACATTGCTCTGAATAATGAGCATCAAGCCAGAAGGTAACCTGCTTATCTATCTCCATTAAGAGATATTTTAACAACCTGCCGGAATCACCATGAATTAAACGTACGTTGGGAAAATCCTTAATATATGGCAATGTTCTCTCATAAAGATAATCAGATAATTCAATGGAATATATTTCACTAAACCCCGCCCATATTGCATTGTAAATCCCGTCCCCCATAAATGTGCCTGTTTCAATGAATACCGGATTCATATATCGTCTTAATAATTTATTTGTTATAGGCATATATCTCGTTCTATCTATAATTCCATAAGTAAATAAAATTATCCGGTGCGGTTCGTGGTATTTCCTCTAACACCATGTAGTTATCTTTTAGTTTCAAAATATCATTAAATGTAAGCATATCATCAGGCACTTGGTAAAAATTACAGGTTATATAACCATTATCAGATTTATTAATAAACTTTTCAATGTATAAATCCTGATAGTCTCGTGGAATTTCAGTAAAAGCATAATTACTAATAAACAAATCATAATGTTTAAACTGTGCTTTAGGATAAATAGCAAACTCTTTCAAATATCTCTCTGTTAGTTTTACCGCTTCGGGTACATCAATAATCGTGTAACTTTTTGGCTTAAACATCTCATGTATTATCCGACATTGACCACCATAACCAGCACCTATTTCGACAATATCCATTCCATCCAAACTACCAAAATATTTAATCAGATCAGCCAGAACTTTTATATATCTGAGCGTTGTCGGTGCAACTTCAAAACCAAACTCCTCATAATAATATATTATTGG